GCTGTCGTGGTGGCCGTTTGCTGACCAGTAACAATTGAAGTTACCGCTGCATTGCTGGCAACATAAACAGGGATAGCCGCAGCAGGATTGGTAACGTAATTGGGTGGGTTATTGCCAGAAGTCGCCATAGCTATCCTTAAGATAGAAAGTTAATCTACAGCGAGTTTACCCTCATCTTGATTTGCTGCCAAGTAATGATCCAGATTGGTTTTTAACCTTAAATCATACGGCTCCAAATCAACCGCCAATTGCCCTTGCTCAATAGCTGTTTCTACATCACCCAAATTCCAAGCAGCTATTGCCAAAAGATCATGGGGCTTACCGCCCCATACTGCTGGGTCGCAGGTATAGACCAAAGCCTTGTCTTTGATATTCAAAGCCTGTTTGGCCGCATATCGGCAACTCTCCCAGTCTTTACGCATATAACAAGCCATTGCCAAATCAACCCATACCTCACGGGTATTGGGAGACTCTGCAACCGCTCTGCGATACCAAGCCATCGCCTCATCATATTGATTCAAATGATCATAAGCTTGGCCGAGTAAACGCATGGCATAACCACGTTCATTGACCCAGGTGGCCTCAGGCATATTGAGGTAATACTTCAGGCGGTCAACAGCCTCTTCCCACAATTGGTAGAACGTCAGTTCACGGGCAAAGTAAAAAGCATTCCTTGGGCAATGTGGGTCTTCCTCTACGGCCATGCGTAGGAGAGGCAAGTATTGCCCTCTGGACTTGGTAGGGTCAGGGTAATGGCTGACCAATAACTTGTCGGTATAAGCGTAGACTTCTTGTATGCGCTTGTCCGGTACAGGGTACTCATGGACAGGGTGATGCCAATGATAGCCATGACGGGCGAAGATTTTTTCGTAATAGAACCTGATGCCAGCGCCCCAGTCAAACTGATAGCGCAGACGGGTTGTACCTTCAACCCAGACACGTTCTATTTCTTCTCGCCAACCTGGCTCCATGACTTCATCTAGGTCCAGAGCAATAACAACATCAATGTCTTTGGGGAGGAGTGCAATAGCGGCATTTCTCGCATGGTCAAAGCGCCAAGGGGAAATGCAGATGTGATGGACGGTTGCACCGCATTCTTCAGCAACATTAACGGTGTCGTCTGTGGAACCAGTATCAGCAATTTGAATCAGGTCAGCGTCTTTTGCAGATTCGCAAAAACGCTGAACAAATTGTGATTCGTTTTTGCTGATGGCCGAGATGGCAATCTTTAGTTTGCGGTACACATAAACCCCGATTTCTTGATCAATCTGGTACTCTGTGGGCTTGCCAAACAATTCAATAAATTGTTCGTGTGAATAGTTATCCACTATGTGCTTTTCATAGGGATTGTTGTCGTATTCATCTTGGGGGTAGTAGCCCAAGGGAATGCTGACAATGACTGTTCGGCATGATGACTTGAGATTTGTTAGCAGTGCTTTGGCATCATCAGATGTCATGTGTTCCAGCACATCGCCAACAAAAGCTATATCAAAATTTGTATAGTCAATTGTCCTGGCATCGGCGCAAATGACTTCATCGTATAGATCATGAAGCCCATACTTTTCAATATAGGGTTGCCAGATTTCTACGGCGGTCCAGTGACTTGATAGTTCGAGGAAAAGTTTTTTGTATGTGCCACTACCAGCACCAATGTCTACAATTCTTTTCCCCGCCAGACGCAAAGACTTAATGTAGTCTTTGCCCGATGCCGAGCTGAACGGCATATTTATGTTTGGGGTTCAGCAGGAGCTTCAACAGGAACTTGCTCATTGGCAAGTTTAATTAAGTCAGTGACCAAACCATAAACTTCTTTGACAGGACGTTCTGCCAAGTAGTTCATGATCATGTCAAAAGTTGTTTTGGGAACATTAATCGAAGTTGGTGCATCAGCCATCATCAATCCTAAAAAGTTAAAGAGGAATTTATTATTGCACAATTTTAGGTGGGTTCAGACGGCCATGTGATTGTCCAAGGAAAGCCAGCTTCTTTAGGCAAGTCACGCAAGGCTTGACGATATGTTGCCCATGCTGCTTTATCTACTGGCGCATCAGCAACTTGTGTCCAATCGCATTTAGACAGCTTATCGTCACGTTGAGCACGAACTGATGTGGCTTGGGCTGCGTCAGTTGCGGCTTTAGCGTCAGCGTCCATGTCGGTCACGACAAACGATGTGTACCATTGACCGTTTTCTTCAACAGCAGGGCCAGCACTAGCGACTTGGTAGTGTGTCAGCGTAGGACTAGGGCCATCAAACACCACATCGGCTTGCAGTTCGTTAAGAATTTCGGCTGTGGTTTGCCCCCATGAAGGGCCACCGTTAGAGGCAATGTATTGTCGGAAGGTTTCCTCAAACATTACTTGTCCATTTGAGCGTAGTCGAATTTGCATGATTTGTCCTTATGCGATAGCCAAGAAGATGAACGAACCGCCAGATGTATTTACTGGTGACGCTGATGTCAAAGTAAAACCACCGCTTGATGCGTATGTTCCATTGTTGCCTGTGGTTTGTGCATTTATTGTATCCCATTGCAAATATGGGCTAGAACCTGATGTTAGTCCATTTGCGCTATCCCAAACATACCAATCACCAGTAGAGTCTGTACGTTTTGCAAGAATAAACCTAGCGCCTCCAGCGCCAAAACCGCAAGCAATAGATTGTGTTGCGCCTGTTCCTGTGTATGAGCCTACTTTGGAAACGCCGGGGCATGTTGCAAACAGGTAGGCGACAAATGTTGCAGCAGAAGCATTTGAATCGGTATTTGTGCCAACGCTAAATACTGTAGACGTTGGGGCAGTTGAATTCCATGCAGTTGAATCCGCCGCGCTTGCATTAGTTAAATTCAAATACAACTTGTTTGCATAGCCTATCGTAGTTGCGCCAACAAGCCAGCCTGTTGTAGATGTTCCGCTGCGTTTTTTAACAATTATTAACTCCGGCGCAACGCCTAAATTGTGATTGAATGTAATTGCAGTCCCTGTCCCCGTATAGCAAACCTCATCAAAGAAGCTGGGGGCGCGTCTGAAGTTCCAATACGATGTTGTAGATGTAACACCTTGTTGATACATAAAATTATCAACAATTGAAGAATTGTTATCAAATCCAATTCCATATCCGTAAGTAACTTCTGCCGCAGTTTGATTTGTTCTCAAATAAACACTACTTGTTTGTGATGAACCTCTTAACCTATCAAAATCAATATTTTGTCCTGTTACGTTTGCAGCATTTTGTTTTTCAATAACCAAATCAACAGGAAATCCAGTTGTAATTGTTGATGGATTTGTTACGTTTTGTGCAACAGGCGCAAACACACTAGTCCCAGTAGTAGGAGTAGCCATTGGGCCTCTGCGTATGGCTATGTAGATAATTGTGTCCCCTGAAGACCAATTTGCATCTGCAAAACCAGTAGCCGTAGGATATGCGCCATAATTAGCATTATCAACATCAGATGAAGTTGTGTTAGGAAATAATATAAGAGTATCTGTAATAGATGACCCTCGCATAATATCTTGAATTGACCAAGGGCTTGTTGAATTTACTCTTTTAGTAAGAATCCATTGCGCCTCAAATCCTAAATTAACATTTACAGGAACCCCGCTACCTGCCCCAGTGAAATATCCACAACTAATAATATCTTGTGTTCCTGTTAATCCAAAACCACCTGTGCCACCAGCACCAAATATGTAAGCAATATAAGTTGCTCCACTATTGTTTGTGCTTGCAGAATTACCAACACTAAATTGTGTAGATGTAGGCGCAGTTCCATTCCAAAATCCTGCACCTGAACTTTGTGCGTTGGTTGCATTAAGAACTAAGGCATAATTTTGTGGGCTTGATCCCCCGTTAGTTCCAACATGATAAACAATCCAACTTGCACCAGCATCTGTGCGTTTAACAATAATACATCCAGGTGTTGAACCAAGGTTGTGTGCGATGTTTTGACTTGTTCCATTTCCCGTATAAGTAACAATATCAAAAAACTTAGGTTGTTTACGGAATGTCCAAGAAACAAAATTGTCGCTTGATGTATTTACTTGATTGCCACTAGTATTTCCTGAACCTAAAGTAAATCCTGTTGTATTAAAAGAAGTTAAAGAATTTGTATCAGTAGTTGTTGCGTCTGTTGTGTTTGAATGAAGAAGTTTGGTTGCGCCTTGAGTTGTATCAAATAAATTGTTGTTATAAGCATTTGTTCTATCTTTAATCCAAACCAATCCACCACTTGTAGACAATGCTATGTTATTTGTGATCGACTGAGCAGCACCTGTACCTGTATACAAATAAGTACTAAACACATTTTCTACATAAACAGGAACAGCAGCCGCACCACCGCCATACGCATCTTGCGTGTCATTACCCGAGGTTTGTTGCAATGGCATCGCTATTCCTTATTTGTATTGTGTCAGGCTTGCCAATACGGTATATGCAGCACTTCCTGTTTTGACCACAGCATAGCGGTACACATCCAGACCAGACGCATTACCAGCACTAGGAGCGCCGCCAATCCACTTAGGCGTCACCGATGTGCCGTCAATCGTTACAGCGTTGTTGTAGTAAGCCGTAGAGCCTTGCGTAGTAATCAGCGTGAAGGTAACCGATTGGCCTGTTGACAAAGCTGTGTTCATGCTTGTGCCAGAACTGAAAGCGATATTCAGAGTCCAGTTGTTAGCAGCGCTGGTTGTGTAGTATTGAACCGAGCCGCTTTGAACGTAGAAATTAGTCGTAGCAGAGGGCGCAGCAGCCACCACGTTAACGGTTTCGTTGCTATCCAGCAAGGTAGTGCCAAACGTGCTTGTAGAGCCGTTAAACGTCTGTGTAGCTGTCCAAGTATTAGCTGTGGACAAACTGACACCACTAGCTGCCGCCCATGATGCGGTCGTGCCGTT